CCCGAAAAAAATGTGGGTCAAAGTAAAGAGACGACAATGGATTCTACCCCTATTAACGATTTGATGATGGAAGCCCCTATGATGATGGAAGAACCCAAGATGCAGGGTATGATGCCACAGATGACAGCCCCTAATCCTCAGGGTGCTTACGCTGCCCCCCAGGCGCAACAAGCTCAACCAGAGAGCAAGAACCCTTTCAACCTCACTGACGATCAGATGATTGCCCTTGTTGCGGGTGCTGCCGCTGCCCTCGCGGTGTCCAAGCCTGTTCAAGATAAACTGGTGACCTCTATTCCCAAGTTCCTTAACGAACAAGGGAGTAGAAGTGTGGTTGGTCTTGCATCTACTGGTGTAGTTGCGGCTATTGTATTTTACTTTGTGAAAGACTACGTCGTCAGGAATTAAACATTGGATTCCCAACCCATATTAGAATAAATTGATTTATCAATACCTGAAGAATAGGTAATTAAAGCTCCAATGGATAACATCCCCATGAGCAAGGCATTCGTTTTAAGTGTCTTGCCCTTGTCAGTTCCATATTCTTTCAGATCCTCCCTTGTCTTCTTAAATAACTTGTTAAAAACGTATGTGAGAATCAAAGCGATTACACTGGTGGCGAAGAAGAATGAGCGATCTACTGCGAGTTGTGGTACACGTCCAACCATCATATGAAATACGTTAGGAATAATCACTGTCAGCCAGATCAGATTAACGTAGTAGTTGGTAAACACATTTGGTATCTGAGTAACACCATATATAGCAGCCCAGTATCCGATTGCTACTAACAGAACATTTAGGGGTGTCTTCATTTAGTATGTAACAAGATTATTTATCCTGTACATATGAACCACAGAACTTTTTGATTTCTGGTATCTTTTCATATATACCGAGGTTCACACATATGTCGCGAAGTTCTATGTAATTATTCCAATACTCATCCGAATGGGAATACTCATCAACTGTACAATGAGCCAATTCATGTATGAGAACGTGAAATATTTCATTTACCTCACCATCTAGGCATATGACAATCTCCTGTCCTTTATTAGTATTATAACCAACCGCACCATTCATTGATTTCATTCCCGTGATAGGAACTGGCCTCTGTAACATATTAAACTTGGGGTGATCTGTGTCGGTGAAATGCTGCCTGAGAATTTGATATTTCTCTTTAACCTCAACGAGTTTACGTGGTTCTCTGGTTGTAGCAAGTATATATGCGTTTATAAGAATTAATATAATGAACGCGATCATCTTTTATATACAAATATAAATTTACTATACAGTTCTGAAATTGGATTATCTGTCAAACCCTCCCACAACTCTAATTTAAATCCCATCTCTTCTAATTGTGTCACGAGTAAGTCTTTGTACGCCACAGGTTCTGAACGCGGTCCATCTGCATAGAAAGGTGTATCTACTAGGTTTACAAACAACTTTTCACCAAAACCTCCATTACCATGGTCCTTCATCAAAAAGAAGTTACCCATGTCATCCTTTAGGGGTGTTCTAAATATAATCTTTTCAGAATCTGGAATAATTCCAATGAGACGCGCACCAGGTTTCATTCTCTTTTTAATTTCTCTGATGGAAGTGATAAACTTTTCTCTCGTTTCAAAAATATAATGAAGTGAAAAGTTGTAGCAGAGGATATCATACTTCCTATTTGGACAACTGTGGATGTCACCCTCATAGAAGTTTACTCTCATATGCATATTCTTAGCGCGTGACTTGGCCTCCGCGAGGGCTTCTGGTTCCGGATCACACATACTCATATTTGCTCCACACTTGTGCCACTTCTGAAGATCCCCACCAAAACCACAACCAACATCTAGGATCTGATCTCCATCTCTAGTAACAGATTGGATCAGATCCCTCTTCGCGTTGTTGTGATTTTTTCGGATTTCCTCCATCTTATATGTTTATGAGTGTATTTCTTTTACTTAGGAGGTCTAAATGTCCATTAGATGTTATTTCAATTAAATCATCTTTCGTATTCGTGTAATTAAACCACCAACCTTGATATGAGTTTCTATCAGCATCGCCTTGCCTTTTAATTATATTTTTATCACATAATTCATTAAACTTTGTACGATTCAAAAAGAACCAATGTATTTCATGATAACCAATACCACACAATAATAAAAAAGACCAATTATGTTTAGGTTCTATATGTTGCCACGTCCATGATTTATCTTCAACATCCCAATTTCCCGCAGTCTTTTGTTCAACTCTCAGGTTCGATGGTATATGAATATGATCATACCCCGACTTGTTAGTATCATCTTGAATTCTTAAACCAAGTGACGGGAAACAATACTTAGCATAATGCTCACATTCGGGTCCCTTACCACTACCTTTTAGAATAAAATGTATAATTTCTTTTGGGCTTTCCTCGTTAATATACTTTTGAATCTGAGAAGGATTTTTGGTAATAATATTTTGTCTTGATGCCACAAATTTTGGCAATCTATTCATACCTACTATAACGTTAAGAAATATATGAATATGTGAGAGTTGACTGATCATAAAGTTAACATTGACATGTGATTCTTCCATTATTCCAAATACACTTAAAACTTTAACACGATTGATTCACAATGGAAAAGATTATAAATGATGACATTTTGAAAGTACTTAGGACTCTAGATGACGAAAGTGCTCAAATTGTTATCGCTGACCCTCCGTACAATATTGGGAAAGACTTTGGAAACAATAGTGATAAACAACCGATGGATGAATATCTTCCATGGTGTGATGAATGGATTGAAGGGTGCCTCCGAGTTTTGAAGAAGGATGGAACAATGTTCATCTATGGATTTAGTGAGATTTTAGCACTCATCCTCGCTCGTATTCCCAAAAATGTAAATAGAAGATGGCTCGTTTGGCACTATACAAATAAGACGGTCCCCAAGCTCAATTTCTGGCAGAGATCTCATGAGAGTATCATTGTACTTTGGAAAAGTGATAAAGTGTTTCACCGAGACGATGTGAGGGAACCCTACACAGATGGTTTTGTCAAGGGTGCAGCAGGTAAGAAGAGACCAGCTACAAAAGGTAGGTATTCAAATGGTGAAAATACGACTACATATACAGCACACCCCGGGGGTGCACTTCCTAGAGATGTTATTAAAATGCCAACCCTCGCAGGTACCTCTGGAAAGGGTGAGAAGGTAGATCATCCAACTCAAAAACCCCTAGAGCTCTGTGAGAAACTCCTAAAGTCATGTAAACAAGATCCAGAGAATGGGTTTGTACTTATTCCATTCGCGGGATCTGGGAGTGAATGTGTAGCTGCCAAGAAGTTAGGTCTTCCATTTATGGGGGTTGAGATCAATGAAGAGTATGTAAAACTTATTGAAAAGAGGATTGAGGATCAAGGTAGCTTTAATTCTACATCCTCCAAAGAAATTGAAGAAGATGGTAACCAATTGAATAAATAATAATAAATACTCCCATCCCCACTAAGAAATTTATGCTTCTCGAGATTGTGTATAGATTGACCAATGTCTAGAGTAGTGAACATATCGTAACCCAAGTTTTTAGCAATTAAGAATGCGTCGTTGTATACGTCCCCAACCATATAAAACGAGTATGCCTGTTTGATCACAGACGATCCATCTTTATTCACATTTGGTATATCGTAGAAAGAGATGAATGTATCGTCCGAATTGTTTATATACGAATTAGCTGGAAGTATCCAGTGTTTCACCCATGTTTTATCAATGACCGGAGCAATCTTAAATTGTTTGAAATGAGTCTGTAAAATCTTTGTAACTCTCGGAATATCCTTACTTTGCATCTTTCTAAATTGAGAAGTTCCACAAACTTCAAGATATTTTTGTTTGGTTTTATTGGTAACTTTATAAAATCCAATGTCAGAGAGTTTTTTGATATTTAGGATGCGATGCCAATATCTTGATTTTACTATAGGACCTGGTAATTCGGTAGTGGCAGTGGCATAAGCTTGCCATATATCTTTCATATTTGCAATCCGTTTCATCTCACTAATCAGAATTGGTGTAAAACCCATAGTTCTAAAATCACCATGGACACAAAGGAAATTAATTTGAACCATTTTTAGTATGTCTTCACATACTCGTATTTTATTTGGAACACTTGAAATAAATCCGATAAGTTCTTGGGTTTCATCACGAATAATTCCCCTATTCTCATAACCAGGTGACTCTGCTGCCCATTTTAAAGTATCAAGTGAATACTTAAGTCTGGAGGATTCACTTGTTAGGTAGTATTCATTCAACAGTGGATGTGCTTCTTCAATGGAACACATTTTCCATGAAAAACCAGAGGGAAGCTTTTGCGACTCTGTCGCGACCCCCCTCTCCTTTTCAATTTCATGTCCACTTTCATATTTGATACCTTCTTGGGGAAGTGGTTGTTTATCCCAAAATGTCCTCATTGTCATGTACTAGTATATCCTTTTTAAGTTGGCTTAAAGTTTAAGAGTGTGTATAGTATATAATGTCTCTTGAACAAGATTACACCACAGTCCCTGGTCAGATTTTTGCGTGCCTCTCTGTTGTAGGTCCAGAATGTCCCCAAAAGAATGATAAGTTTGGTATCAAGATTCGCGGAACTTTTAATTCTCGTGAAGAGGCCGCCTCTCACGCGAAGCGTCTTCAGAAAGAAGATTCTACGTTTGACATCTACGTTGTTGATATGTACAAATGGCTTCTCATTCCACCCGACCCTTCAAAGATTGAGGATGTTCATTACACCAACGAGAAGCTTGAAGAAATTATGGCCGGTTACAAGGATAATCAAGCCGAGGCTACCCGTCTCTTCAACGATCGTAAGCGTGATATGATGGAAACTAAGTCTTATCTCAAACCTGGTGACGAAAACTCCAAGTTCTATTCCAAACCTGATGAAGCACCTCTCAGTCACCCAGCCGATGTCATTGAGCGTCTCAAGAAGGAGAAGCCTGATTGCTGCATGGAAGAGCTTGTGAAGGAAGCTGATGAGATTGTTGCTTCTGAGGTTGAAGAGCGACGTAAGAGGCGTGAAGCTGAGGGAGAAGCTTCCACTAGTGGAACTATCAAGGAGTCTGAAGAAGAGGGTGAACCAGAAGTATCTTCCGCTTAATTAAAAAAATAATATTCGTTAATTTTAAAACAAAATGTGGAA